CATGGCTACGGCGATATTATAACGGTCGTGACTACACCCAAACAATTCGTAGGGTACAACGAGGAAAACCCGGTCGATGATGGTTTGATTACTCTCTGTATAGATGTACTGACCCGCTGGTATGCAGAGAGAGAAGGTCAGGTTGAGGTCGGTCGTGTCCTCCCTGCGGATTACCTGTGGTTCTCTGGCGATGGCGAGAGAAACCACTTCCGCAACGCCTACCGTGGCGGCGATAGATGGGACTGGTCTTTACCGAGTCCGTATGAAAGCTGAGGTAAGCCTATGAGCTATTTAAATATACCCGCTGAACTCCGAGCAGAAAAGGCATGGGTCAATGTGTGGGACGGGTCAAAGGTTCCCATGCAGGCCACCGTGAGAAAGGCGGCTTCTTCCTCTAATCCTGATACATGGTCAAATTACATTGACGCCGAACACAATGTCCAGCACGGCTACTATGACGGTCTTGGCTATGTGTTTCACGATACAGGGGTCATAGGTATCGACATTGACGATGGCTTTACTGATGGGCTTCTAAACCCGCTGGCGGCTGACATTATCGGTCATTGTCAGTCCTACACGGAAAAGTCCAGAAGCGGGAGAGGGGTTCATATTCTCGTTCGTGGTGAGCTGCCCTTCAAGGGCAAGAACAACCGTGCCGCCGTGGAGATTTACAAGAGCAATCGGTACTTCATCATGACCGGCGAGGTTTTGATCTTTTCCGAGATCGTTGAAAACCAGTCAGCGATTGACTATGTAATCGAGAAGTATTTTCCCGACACACCGAAAGAAAGTAGCTCAGGGACGATTACCCCTCAGCGTATCTATTCTCCCATCTATCGTCGCCCTGAAAACGGCAAGCTGCATTTGAAGCCTGAATACCCGCCTATCACACCGGGAAGCCGGAACCTCAGCCTGACTTCTCTGGCGGGTCAGCTCCATAACCAAGGATACACCAAAGCAGAGATTTACAAAGAGCTGTTGTACGCCAATCAACAGGCTTGCAAGCCGCCGCTTCCGCAGTCAGAAGTTGAGTTGATTGTCAACAGCGTGACCAGATACAGGAGGTAATTATGAAACCTTATCAGCGTGGCGATGTTGTTATCATTGATGTTCCCATGCTTGCCAACAGTCATATTCAGGCCGGTAAGCGTCCGTGGGTGGTTGTGCAAAACAATGTCGGCAATCAGTTTTCTTCCACCAGCATTGTCGTTCCCCTGACCACTAAAATCAAGCGGCTGGAATTGCCGACCCATGTGGCTGTCACTTGGGGTTCTTTACAGCCGAGCATGGTTGAGTGTGAACAGGTGCGTGTCATAGATGTGTCCGATGATTGGGAGTACATCTGCACCCTGCCGCCTGAGATCATGCGTCATGTGGACACCGCTTTGAAGAACGCTTTCTTCTATGGGGAGGTGTAAATAATGACAAAACTCGAATATGACAGTTTGCAGATGGCGCTATCTGCCCTACTTGATAAAGAGCGGATATATCGCAAGCGTATAAGCGGTAGTGAACAAGATGGTTATAAGATGGGTGTCCGAGCTTGTAAAAGCGCACTTTCCAACTTTAATCCAAACAGAAAAGACAAGAAAGGTGAAATCCATGAGTGATGAAGTTATGACAGCTCCCGAAGAACAAGCTCTTTTCCAGCTCTCTAACGGTCGTTACATCATGGACGAAGCTCAGTCCCGTGTGATGTTTCAGATTAAGGAAGCACAGCCGGAGCATAGCCACCCGATCAGCGGCACGGGGTATTCGTGGGACGAGTCCGGCATGGCGGAGTTGTTCTCCGAGTGCTACAAGAATGATACCCGCTACTGCCCCGAAGCGAAAAGCTGGTTCACCTACTCCGAGGGGGCATGGCGCAAGGACACGGGTTCTCTGCTGGTAGCGGAAAAGATCAAAGAGTTCTGCCGCCTGATGGCTCTCTATTGCGGTGAGATCGCCAATGAAGAACGCCGCACCGAGTACATGAAATTCATCGTAAAGATGGGCGACCGGCGCTTCCGTGACCGGCTGATGAAAGACGCTGCCAGTGTGCTTCCTATCGCTTCGGCGGAGTTTGACGCAAATCCCTACCTTATCAACTGCAAGAACGGCACTTTCGACCTCGAAAAGATGGAGTTCCGGGAGCATGACTGGCACGACTTTCTGACTATGCAGACCAATTTCAACTATACCTTGCAGGACGCACGGTGTCGCCGCTGGGAGAAGTTCGTTGCAGAGGTCACTTGTAATGACGAAGACAAGGCTGATTATCTTCAAAAGGCGCTGGGGTACTCCATGCTGGGTATGGCGAACGAGGAATGTATGTTCATTCTCCACGGCAAGACTACCCGTAACGGCAAGTCCACCATGCTTTCGGCAATTCACCACCTTCTCGGTGACTATGCTTCCGTGTCCCCCGTGTCGATCATCTGCAAGGCTGAGCGGTCGAAGAACGCCGAAGCAGCAAACCCCATGCTGGCTTCTCTGAAAGGCAAGCGGTTTGTCACGATGGCAGAGAGCAACCAGTATGGCAAGCTGGACGAAGAAACGATTAAGCAACTCACGGGCGGCGAGGAAATCAAGGCTCGGAACCTCTATGAGACTGCTACAACCTTCCTGCCGCAGTTCACCCTTTGGCTTTCCTGCAACGATCTTCCCACCGTCAGCGATAAGTCCCTGTTCGCTTCCGACCGTGTGCGAGTCATTGAGTTCAACCGCCATTTCACCGAAGCGGAACAAGACAAGAACCTGAAAAATGAGTTCCAGACACAGGAAGCTATGCAGGGCATTTTCGCTTGGCTGGTCGCCGGGTACTTCAAGTACAAGCGGTTCGGCCTGAAAATGTCCCCCGCCATGCGGAAGGTGGTCAACCAGTACGAGCGTGACAACGATCTGTGCCTGCAATTCCTTGAAGAACGCTGTGAGCAGGCCGAGGGGGTTAACACCCGCTCGAAGTCCCTGTTTGACGCTTACAAGATTTGGTGCAAGTCCAACGGGTACTTTGCCTGTTCCGCCAAACGGTTCAACGCCGACATGGAAACGCACCCTGAGTGGCACGGCGGCAAGGTCGTGTATCAGGGCTACCCCGTCTACAAGAACCTCAGACTGAAAGGAGCGTCCTAATGAACCGTTCATGTAATTCTATCCTCTGCCGCTTCGGTATCCACACAGCAGACCCGTATGTTCACATTCAGGTCAGGTGTCGGAATGGTTCTCACCGCTGGCAGAGCAATTATGAAGTCTGTAAGCGGTGCGGCAAGCGGCTAAGAAAAATCCGCATTGTAAAGGAGCGTCCGTGATGAAAATTACTCTTGATATTCCCGATGGCATTATTGCAGGGTTCTTCAATGGTGTAGAGGTCACAGCTCACGGTATGCAGTTGGTGTCCTATCAACTCAGCACTGACGATCTGAAAGATGGTAACACCGTAAAACTCCCTCGTGAACAGGAGGTGACAGTATGATTGCCACCAATGAAGAACTCGCCCTGCTGGAAAAGTGGAAGCGAAAACTCTACTTGCAAGAGTGGCGAATAAAGCTGTTGACCCACCTTCACCCGGAAGAAATGATGGTGCGTAATACCGCAGGCTGTACCGAGTGGTCAGAAGCAATTAAGACCGCTCGTATTGAGATCATCAACCCTGCCTGCTACGGCGACCGCATTGTGCCGTTCGATTTTGAAAAGACGCTGGTACATGAGCTGTTACACCTGAAATTCTCCTTCTGGTGTCAGAACGAAGATGATGTTGGCGATAGAGTCATGCACCAGATGATTGACGATCTCGCAAGAGCTTTGACGGAAGGTGACAGCGATGATGAAGCCTGAATACTGCCCCGATTATGTGGGCGTTGCCTGCGTTGATGGCACTTGCCCTATTGCCAACTGTGAAGAATACGCTGAGCGGTGTATGCCTGTTATTTCATGTTGCCGGGACTGCTTCTATTATAAGGGCTGTGAAGACTGTGCAATCTCTGACGATTGCGACCGAATGGAGGATAAACATGAGTAAAAAGTGTGTATGCGGTAACGAAATGTTCACCGTCTTCATGTGTCGTAAGTGCGAACACCTTCTGTATGTCGAGGAAGACGAGAACTTTCCTCAGAAACTCGGAAAAATCGCCGCAAAATCCTGTCCCTGTTGCGGCGAACAGGAAGAAGGTCTGTGGAGACTTCTCGGCAGAGCGGAAGGGTTCGAGGGAACCGTGTTCACGGAGGAAAGCGATGAAGACTGAGAAAAAGAACCTCCGCCACATTTCCATCGTGGTCACGGCACAGACCAAGGGCAACCTTGAACGGCTGGCGGCGGTCTGCGGCTACTCTGAGATCGGTCGGGTGGTTGATAAACTCACCCGTGAAAAGATGATCTCCCTCCATGACTTTGAAAGAAAGGAGAAACACTATGAATGATGTAATGGAGCAAATCAAAACGCTTTCTGCCACCTTGGACGAGGAAACCTCCCGCTTTCACCCTACCGGCAGACTGCTGTTGCTGGGTTCCTATGAGAGCGTATTTCTGAAAGCGGTCAAGCGCAAGGCTGACCTGTTAGGTATTGACTGTGACCTCACTCAATACCCCTGCCCTCCGTACAAGGCCGTGGTAGTGGACAGAGAAACCGTCCCGTCTGACATTAAGCTCACCGCCGAGGTTGACATTGACCACTCCTACTCACAGGGAATGTCATCGGTGTCTCAGGCGACTTTGGCGCTCCTGCTGGCATTGGACTTGGTTCATGCTAAGGACATTACCATTGTAGGCCGGGGTCACGCCGTTCAGAACTTGGCAAAGTACCTCACCCTCGGTAACGCAACTGTGACGGTGGCGCACTCCAAAACCAAGAGTCTCTTGCAGGCCACGATGAACCGTGATGTGGTGATCTACGCCACGCCGACTATCACGAAGGACATTTCCTACAACACCCGTGATCTGGTCATCGACCTCGGCAACAGTGTTCCTCACCCTGACCGCTTCAACTGTCCCTATGTGAACAGGATTGGTCAGCTCACCGTGAGCGTGTTGCTCAACCGCTTTGCGAGAAAGGAGCATAGGACATGAGTGACATTCTGACAACTATCGCCGCCGTTGAATGGATTGTTGTAGGCTGTCTATTCCTCTGGCGACTGCGCCACTGGAACCGCCGCTTTTCGGAACTCTATGACGAGTTGCGAAAGGAGATCGACCATGAATAAGGAAGACGCTCACATTGTTGTAGCGATGGCAAACCACAACATGAATGTCACCGATGTTGCCCGTGCTATTTTCGCACACAGAAATACCGTTCTCTATCACTTGAACAAGGTGAAGCAGCAGACCGGGTTAGACCCTCGGCGGTTCTATGATTTAGTCGAGCTGGTGAAGATGGCTCAGGAGGTGTTGGAAAGTGGGTCTTGATATTACGGTCATGGAACGCAAAGATGTCCGCTGCCCTCATTGTGGCGAGGTCATCACTACGGTAGATGTTGCCAGCACCGACAGCGGTGGTCGGCTCTGGTACGACTTTCTGGAAAGGCTCGGTTATTATGTTCCCTACGAGAAGCGTACCGAGAAGAATGATTGGTACGGCAAGGATATGGTTCTTGACAACGAGCAGGCAAAGCAACTTGTCGATTATGCCGTGAAGAAAGAGGTCTACAACTGGGATGGTGTGGAGAGTGTTGTGGCGGAAGCACTCGCCCACGGAAACAAAGTGGTCATCAATGCCGACTGGTAGTTAGGTGACAAAGGTGATAAAGGTGAGTGTTTTTGCAAAGACTTTTTTCAAATTGGCGTGTTTTGAAAAATTGTTTTTCGTATTTTAGGTGAGTTAGGTGAGTAATCAGGCATAAATGCCTATAACTCTCTCTTATACGCGCGTATATAGAAATAGTTATAGGGAAATGCACCCGATTACTCACCTTTATCACCTTGGCGACTTTGAAAGGAGAAAACGACTATGGCAGATGAAATTGTGGAAAAGCGTGGTCGTGGCAGACCGAAGGGTACTGGTGGCAATAGCCGTCCCGACAAGACTGTGCAACTCGACCCCGGAGATAACCGGAAATATATCATGCACGATCTGAGAATGTGGGATTGGCCTGCGGTAGATATGACCAAGCCGAGAGATGTGTCCAAGCGTATTGGACAGTATTTTCAGATTTGTGCAGAGGATGATATGAAACCCTCTGTTGCTGGTATGGCATTAGCGTTTGGAATTGATAGAAGAACTATGTGGAAGTGGGTTAATGGTATTGATAGTGCCTACATTCCCACCGAAAGCAGGGACACTTTAAAAAAGGCGTATCAATTTTTGAACGCTCAGATGGAAAACTATATGCAGAACGGGAAGATCAATCCGGTCGCCGGTATCTTCCTGATGAAGAACAACATGGGCTATGCGGACAAGCAGGAGGTCGTGTTGACACCCAATCAGCAGCTCGGAGATCAGGTTCCCGCCGAGGACTTGGAGAAGAAGTATCTGGAAGATGTGGTCGGTGCGTCCAGCGACTATGACCCGGAAGACTGAGCGACTTTCACGACTTTTGCGACTATGGCTTACGACTATGCCGAGCGACTTTGCGACTTTCGCCCGAACGACTTTGCGACTTTGACAGAGCTGCCGATCTCCCCACGAGGTCGGCGGCTTTTCCTTTCCCCGGCTGATCTGCGGCGGGTTCCACCGGGGCGGCGTGGGCGCTGCCGGGGTTCCGGCCTGATCTGAAAGTGAAAACATTTTTCAGCCCTTTATATTGTATAGCTGCCGTATTTGCAAAAAATCTTGATTTTCTTTTATATTTACACTTGACAGGTAAATGTAAATATGCTATCTTGTATTTACCGAAAGGCAGTAAATGCAAATTGAATTTTGAAAGGGGCTTATATCATGAAAAAGATTTTTGATTTACCCGTTTGCGGTTATGACCGGGTAAAAAGTTTTTACGGAAAAGCAAAAGTTATTGAAACGGACAACGGCGAAAAAGTTTTGCAGTCCTATAATACTTTTGTTTGTCGTATCACGGCGGCGGGGCGGTTCGTTCGTATGTGGGGCGGTTATTCTGCTACTACAATGCGCCATGTGAATAGCTTTCTTTCATTCTATGATATGAACGGCGGCGGGAAAGCGTGGTGGGATACGCAGCCGGTAGAAACGGAAAAGCCGAAAGCGGCGGATATGACCCCCGCCGAAAGTTTAAAAGCTATGTATAACCGCCGTGCAGCTAATAACATGAATTATTGAAAGGTGTGTAATAAATGAAATTCAAGACAACACAAAAGGCAATCCGGGCGAATTACAATAAAATTATTTGCGTTCCCTATTGCGGATTGCAAACCCTTTTGAATTATGAAAACCCCGTTGCGTACACGGTACGCCGTGAGGGGTGGGCGGCTGATATTTACGATATGGGCGGCGGGGTTGCCATTGTAACAGGCTATGCCCCATTTGGAAATATTCGCCCGTCATATGAATTACGGGAACGGTACGAAACACAGGCCGAAAAAATCCGTTATGATTATAGTCTTTCCTATGAACAACAGCGGGAAAGCCTGAAAAGCCTTGCAAGGGATTTTATAAAGGGGGTTTGCAATCATGAATAAGCGGGAATATTGCGAAAGTCGGGAAAGCATTGCATATTATAGCGGCTTGAATGGCCTTGAAATCAAAGGCATTGAATACGGCATTAACGATTATGTTTATTGCGTTTCCGGTGCATGGGGCGGTGGTAAAGCGTTCCACCGGTGCAAGATACAGTATACCCGGAAAGGGGCGGCTTTTTTCCGGGTGCATGGGTATATAGTTCCGCTTGATGAATGTATCAGAATGGGGGTTTAATTATGAATTACATTTTCAAAACAACGGCAACAATGAAAGAATACAACAACAAAAAGTGGTATATTGACGGCGGTATTGTTTCGGATATGCGTATAAATGCGGATAGCGTGGAAAATGCGCTTGAAATTTACCGGGAACGGGTGGAAGAAAAGCACTTTATCAACATTTCCAAAAATGCCATTAAAAACAAGTCGGAAATGTTCGCTGATCTGTCAGACGGAAGTGTAAAACAAGTTGGTTATGTTATCACGGGCAAAACAGAATTTGACAGGGGCGATTATTCCGGGTATAGCACTCAATATATTGATCTGTGGATAACAATTCTAACCGTTGTGGATACGGTATTTTAACGGGGGTGTAGGGCATGATATACGCAAGGAAAAAGCACGGCGGCGCAAGCTGCTATCTTGTATCCCCTGACACAGTACAGACGTTTATACACTATGAAACATGGGCGCAAGGGGTTGCAAATTGCTTTTGTAATATCACGGTAAAGCCCTATAAAGGCCGGAAATACAATCCCGCTTTTGTTTGGGTGTGCGTGGGTTGAAAGACGGTGAAAGCGTGTATTTAATTCTTTTGTTGCTTTTGTTGCCGGTGCAAATCTTGATTGAAATATTGAAATTGAATAAGTGAACGCCGCCCCGGTGCTATTCCGGGGCGGTTATTTTTTGCGCTTTCCGGCCTGATTTGGGCGGCGTGAATGGGTGACGGGGGCGGGGGATATGCCAGCGGTAGCGAGGGCGGGGTGAGCTGAAAAATACCCGCAAAAAATAAAAAGGCTTATTTACACTTACCTATTGACAATTACATTTACCTATGCTATCTTATATGCAAGAGGTGATCTTATGATGACATTCAAAAACGCAATCGGCTATATCCGAGTCTCCACCGAGCGACAGGCCGATGATGACAAATACGGTATCGAGGTTCAGAAGCAGGCCATTCTTCTCTACGCCAACGACAACGGCTATAACATCGTAGACTGGAAGGTCGATGAAATCAGTGGTGCGAAAGATGACCGTCCCGGTCTGAACGAAATCCTTTATGGGGACGATGTAAGCAATCCTCCCTATGAAGCGGTGATCGTATTCAAGAATGACCGTGTGGCTCGTGATACCAAGCTGTACTTCTACTACCTGTATGTATTGGAAAAGAAGAACATCAAACTTCTGAGTACGCAGGAGAGCTTCACGGAGGGCAGCGAGTTTGCTAACATCTACCGTGCGTTGCTTCAATTCGTGGCAGAGCAGGAGAGAAAGAACATCGCTCTGCGAACCGGCAAGGGTCGTTCCATCAAGGCTTCCTGCGGTGGGTACAGTGGCGGTCGCCGTCCCTACGGTTACAAGGTAGTTGATGGTGTTCTCACCATTGACGAGCAGGAAGCTCCTATCGTGAAGTTCATCTTCGAGAAGCACGAGGATGGCGTTTCCATGCTGGGTATCACGGAGCTGCTGGAAAAGGCGGGATACCAAACCCGTTCCGGCAAGCGGTTTCAGGTGTCCACCATCAAGAGTATTCTCGGCAACCGTCCTCTGTACGAGGGTATGTATAAATACGGCGACATGAATTGGGTCAAGGGTGTTCATGAGCCGATTTTGAAGACGGAGAGTTAAATATGAAAGATTTATATGGACTTCGCAGCGAAGACATAGATATGCTCAAACAGGCAGGTTACGGTGATGACATATTCTATGTTGGAAATTATGGAATATCCGATATAACCGGAGAGCAACTTTTCTTTATTTCGTTCTATACTTCCGAGCAAAAGAATAAAGCCTATAAATATCTTTATGAAAGTAAATGAGGGGTAAGAAAGGTTGGGTGAAATGAAAAAGATGGCATGGCTGATCGGGCTGGCAGTTATCGTAGTCTTCTTTCTGGTCGGGTGTTCTAAGCAGGACTCTGCTGAACCTGTTGCGTGGGACTCGGCTCTTTCCGAAGCTGGGTTCACCGATGACGAGATCGCAAGCTATCGGGAAGTGTTTGACACCGTAGGGGTGACTGATTTCCACGATGTTTCTATCGTAGATAATGACCCGATGACCGTGATTTGTGGTAAAATCTATGACAGCGAGGATTTACAGCTCAATGTGACGCTGGAAAATCGCCAGATCATCTATGTAGAGCTGGCGGGTATCCCTGATACCAAGACCCAAGCCTATTTTAACTGGCGTGGCAAAGTGAAATGGAAGACAGTGAACACGAAAAAAGCAGTTGAGCTATATTCTGACACTGAGGGCGGCTATTTAGGGGTTCTGGATTGGGACAATAAGACGATTTCGGAGTATGAGGGCTGACACCATGAGGTTTTTTCTCAATGTAATCGGATATTTCCTGATAATCAGTTCTATTTTGCTGGTTCTGGCGTTTGTGATACCGAAAATTCTATAATCGGCTTCTGTAAGGGCAGAAGTGACAGCCATAACGGGCTATCTGTGTAGAAATACACGGGTAGCTCGTTTTTTTTGTTGGAAAGGAAATGCACATGAATTATGAAAAACTCTCCGGCTCTATCCGAGCCGTAATCGACCGCCGACCGGGAGATAACGGGGCGTACAGCGACCTTTTTTCTCTGTGCCGGGAGTGGGAAACCGAGGATTTCTCGGCGGCGCATAAGGTGAACAAGGAGCTGTTGGCACTCTCCGCAGATCAGGTAGTCCGTGGCGGCGGGGTGAAGTTCTATGAACAATGGCGGCGGTGTCTTCTCTTTGAAGCACCCCATGATTTTGACTCCTTCATGACCTACATCGAACTTGACCGCAAGCCGGAAAAGCGGTTCTATGCTCCCCGTAAGCACTATCTCAGACCGATGGTGCAGGGGTTTCAAGATGTTCTGGACGGGAAGCTGCGCCTTTTGACGATCTCCATGCCGAAACGAGCGGGAAAGTCTCAAACGGGTATCAATTTTGTGAATATGCTCTCCGGGAAGTTCCCTGACCGCTCGACCCTGATGGAAGGGACAGGCGATGACCTTGTAAAGAGCTTCTACAACGGCTGTCTGGAATACCTGACAGTTCCTAACGAGTATCTGTTCTACGATGTATTCCCGGACGCACGGCTGGTACAGACCAACGCCGACACGAAGACGGTGAACCTGAAAAGTAAGTCCCGTTTCCCCACTATCATGTGTCGTTCCATTGACGCTCGACAGGTGGGCTTGTCCGAAGCTACCAATGTTCTCTATCTCGATGACTGCGTAGAGGGTCGTGAGGAAGCGAAGAACCGCCAGCGGCTTGATGACAAGTGGGAAGTGATCTCCGGCGATATTATGGGTCGTGCCATTGAAGGTACGCCGATGGTCTTTACCGGCACTCGCTATTCCCTGTATGACCCCATCGGTCGTGTGCAGGAACACGCACAGCGGGAGGGCTGGGCTTGGAGAGCGATTGAGATACCCGCCCTCGATCTTGTGACGGACGAGAGCAATTATGAGTATGAACGGGAGGGCAAAAAGGTCTTTACCACCGCCTACTTCCGAGAGCAGCGGGAGCTTCTGAGCGCAGAGCAGTTTGAGAGTGAGTTCCAGCAACAGCCCTTTGAAGCGAAGGGTCTACTGTTCAACAAGGACGAGCTGAACTACTTCTTTGAGCTGCCGAAAGACCGTGACCCGGATACCATCATCGCCGTTGGCGATACGGCGGAAAGTGGCTCTGACTCGACCTCTATGCCGGTGGCGAAGATTTACGGCAGTGATGTGTATATCGTTGATGTAGTCTTTGATGACTCCCCCGCTGAGGTGACGAAGCCGGAATGTGCCAAGTGCCTGATTGAGAACAAGGCGGCTTCCGCTGTCTTCGAGTCCAACAATGCCGGTCAGTATTTTGCCAGAGATGTTGACCAGATCATTCGAGATCGGGGGTATTCCGTGGGTATCCGCACGAAGCGCACGATCTCCAACAAGCAGACCCGTATTGAGTTCGCTTCCGACAACATCAAGAAAAACTTCTACTTCAAGCACCCCTCCACCTACAAGCGGGGCAGTCAGTATTGGAACTTCATGAAGGAAGTGACCACCTACACCCGCTCTGGCAAGGTTCCGCACGATGACGCTCCTGACTCCCTCTCCCTGTTGGAGAACGAAATCCGTATGCTGTCCGGGGGCAAGGTGGAGGTCTTCAAGCGTCCCTACTGAAATGTTGGTTTTGACAAATGTTGTGGCGAATGGTATGATAAAAGGTTAGTATTGACAACCATTGGAGAGTTTGATACAATGATAGGAGAGATAATAGGTAGAGGGAAGGAGGTGCTGTAAGTGGGTGCGAGAGCGTTGTTTGGTCGCCGTGTGATCTATACCGATGTTGCCGAAATCAATGCCGGGAACATCATTGATGTTCTGCAAAAGGCTTTGTTCGTTCATCTGCAAAACAGCGCCGACATTGACTATCTCTATCGGTACTATCGTGGAGATCAGCCCGTGCTTTACCGGGAGAAGGAAGTACGGCCTGAAATCTGCAACAAGGTTGTTGAAAATCGAGCCAATGAGATCGTGTCCTTCAAGGTCGGCTATCTGATGGGGGAACCCGTTCAGTATGTCAGCCGCAGCGATGACGAGAACATTTCCGCTGAGGTCAGCCGCTTGAACGATTATGTTCTCAGTGAGGATAAGCCTGCCAAAGACAAGGAACTGGCGGACTGGTCGCATATCGGCGGCACTTCCTACCGCATGGTACTTCCTGATGGGGAAGCCGATGTGGAAGAAGATGAAGCCCCCTTCGAGATTTTCACCCTTGACCCCCGCTTCGCCTTTGTGGTCTACTCCACTGCCCTCGGCAACCCCGCCATGATGGGCGTGAAGTATGTGAAGGACGAGAACGGAAACCTGATTTTCAGTTGCTACACTCGTGACCATTACTACGAGGTGGAGAATACTTGGGCGGTCATTCGGAGCGAACCTCAGATTTTGGGTATTCCCATCATCGAATACCCGGCGAATAAGGCTCGGCTGGGAGCGTTTGAGATCGTTCTCCCTCTGCTGGACGCTATTAACACCGTGGAGAGCAACCGCCTTGATGGTGTGGAGCAGTTCGTACAGGCGCTCATGTTGTTTCACAATGTTGATATTAACACTGAGGATTTTCACCAGCTTCGTGACGAGGGCGCTATCAAGTACAAGGACATTGACCCGCAGTTCAAGGCGGAGATCGAGTATTTGACCTCGGAAATGAACCAGACGCAGACGCAGACCCTCGTGGACAGTATGTATAACACCGTCCTGACGATCTGCGGTATGCCGAACCGCAACGGTGGTTCTTCCACCAGCGATACCGGCTCTGCGGTCATCATGCGTGATGGCTGGTCGGCGGCGGAAGCCAGAGCGAAGGACTCCGAACTGATGTTCAAGCAGTCCGAGAAGGATTTCTTGAAGCTGGTTCTGCGTATCTGCCGTGACCTGAGCGACCTGACGCTGAAACTCAGCGGTCTGGAAATCCGCTTTACCCGCAGAAATTACGAGAATATCACGGAAAAGGCAAATGTGCTGACTGCTATGCTTGCCAATCCGAAGATCGCCCCGGTTCTGGCCTTTACCCATTGTGGTTTGTTCTCTGACCCGCAGCTTGCGTACCGTATGAGTATGGATTACGCTGAGGAACAGGAGAAAAAGGCCGCTGAACTCGCAACCAAACAGAAGGAGGTTAATCCTGATGGAAAAGAAAATCCGCCTGACCCCGGAAGCGGTCAGACAGATTGAGGAAATCTTGACTACGGGAAAGACCGTTGAGATCGCAGAACGACACGAGAAGGTGATCGTATGGGCGGTCAGCAGCAAAAAGAAATATGAACAGCCTATCGCATAGGTGATAGGAACAGCCATTACGGGCTACTGATACCGAAAAGGTATTGGTAGCCCTTTTATTTTTCCTTCCAATGCCCTCGGAGTTTTCGGACAGTCCGTGAAAGCTCAGTCTTTTCGGAGATATGAGAAAGGCGAAGACAATGATTTGACCGCCGTAAGGCGTTGAATGGTCAGGGAAGACCTTAATCGCAAACGGGAGACAACCCGTAAAAACGGAAAATAGTGCTGAGTGAACAGCCTTGTTAAACGCAGGAGGTAATCATTATGGCAAAGATCGACACCAGCAAAATTACGGGCTATGCGGAAATGTCTGCGGAAGACAAGCTGAAAGCTCTGGAAGCGTTCGAGTACGAGGACAACGCCGCCGAGCTGGAAAAGCAGAAAGCCGCTGTTTCCAAGGCCAACTCCGAAGCCGCTGAGTGGAAGCGCAAGCACAACGCTCTGCTGGGTGAGGACGAGAAGAAGAAGCAGGAGCAGGAGGAAAAGTTCGCCAACATGGAGAAGGAGCTTTCCGAGCTGCGGGAAGCCAAGCGTGTTTCCGAGTTTAAGGCCAAGTTCATCGCTCAGGGCTATGACGAGGCTCTTGCTGAGGATACCGCAAAGGCGATGGCTGATGGTGACTCTGCCAAGGTGTTTGCCAACCAGCAGAAGTTCCTTGACGAGTATGCAAAACAGGTCAAGGCTGACGCTCTGAAAAAGACCCCCAAGCCCATTCCCGGTGCCGGTGGCGGTACTGGCGAGATGGATTACGCCAAGAAAATCGAGGAAGCACGGACAAACGGTGATTTTGCCGCCGTTGCTTACTACACCCGCCTGCAAGCCGAAGCGGAAGCGCAGGCGAAAAAAGAGTAAAGGAGAGTTTTTACTATGGCAGATCAGTTTGCTATGAGTTTCGGGGTACTCAATTACTCCGGTATGCTCTTTAACAAGGGCAACACCCGCACCCCTCTGAGTTCTATCATCGGCGGTCGTGCCAAGACCACGAACCATGTTGAGTTCGTGACCGGTCAGGAGTTCACCTCTGGCGGCGGCGCTCAGCCTGCTATCAGCGAGAGTGCTTCTCTGACCGCCCCTGACGCTACCGTTGTGACCCGTGCGCAGAAGACCAATGTGACTCAGATCTTTCAGGAGTCTGTGGGCATTTCCTACGGGAAGATGTCTAACATGGGTACTCTGAGCGGTATCAATGTGGCGGGTCAGCAGGCCAACCCCATGAATGAGCTGGACTTTCAGGTTGCCGCCAAGATGATGAAGGTCAATGCCGACATTGAGTACACCTTCATTAACGGTGTTTACAGCAAGGCCACTGATGATACCAAGGTCAACAAGACCCGTGGTCTGGTTCCCGCAATCACTTCCAACACTACGGCGATGGCTTCCAAGCCCCTCGGCCTGTGGGATATTGCCGACATGGTGAAGAAGATTTACGGCGCTCACGCTCCCACCGATGGCCTGTGCCTGTGGTGTGACGCTGTGACCATGTTCCAGATCAACGCTGACGCTGTTCAGAACGGTCTGACCGTGGTTCCCGCCGCCCGTAACATCAACGGTATCGCCCTGTCCAGCGTGGTCACGCCCATCGGCGTTGTCTATCTGTACCTTGGCGAGTATCTGCCTGCCGGTACTGCCCTGCTGCTGAACCTGAGCGTTCTGGCTCCCGTTTATCAGCCTGTCCCCGGCAAGGGCAACTTCTTCCTTGAGCCGCTGGCAAAGGTCGGCGCTGGTGAGAAGTATCAGCTCTTTGGTCAGATCGGCCTTGACCACGGCCCTGAGTGGTTCCACGGTAAGTTTACCGGTATCTCTACCGAGTTTACCGCTCCCACTTACAGCCGCAGCGTCTTCATCGCCAATGACGCAAACAACCCTGTGAACACTAAGGCCGTTGCTGGCGGCTAAGAGTGGCGCAGGAGTAAAACAGAGATTTTAGAAAGGAAAGGTGGAAAGCATGACGGACGCTGAGAAGTTGAAAATGGTGAAAGCCATGACCGGCGAGACAGACGAGGACACGCTTTCCACCTACCTTTCTATCGCCGGAAACAAGGTGTGCCGCAAGGCATACCCCTTTGACCCCACCGTGACCGCTGTTCCTGACCAGTACGCTCACATTCAGGTAGAGGTTGCCGTGTATCTGCTGAACAAGCGGGGAGCCGAAGGGCAGACCGCTCACAGCGAGAACGGTATCTCCCGCTCCTATGAAGACGGCGATGTGCCGCCTACGCTGCTAAGGGACATTGTTCCCTTTGCCGCTGTGATGGGAGGTTGAGTGCATGAGGACGCTGAACCGCAACAAATCGCCCTTCTGGTATCTGCTGTATGACCGCAAGGGGCCTGCAAAGGACGAGTACGGCAATGAAACTGGTGAGGAACTGGTGGTTTACAAGCCTGCCGTGGCGATGAACGCCAATATCTCGGCGGCGACCGGCTCCGCTCAGGTGGAGCAGTTCGGTAATTTCGCAGGGTACGACAAGGTGATCGTTACCGATGACCTGACTTGTCCCATTGACGAAAATACCGTGCTGTTCATCGACAAGGAGCCGCAGTATGACGAGGACGGGAAGCCGCTCTACGATTACATGGTCAAGCGGGTCGCCAAGTCCCTTAATTCCATTTCCTATGCGGTCAGTAAGGTGACGGTATCGTGAGCCAGACGATCAATGTTCCGCTCTCCGGGAGAGGGATTGAGCGGCTGATACGGGAAGTTGAAAATCGCAAAACTTGGCTTCGAAATCGTACAACGGTTTTTCTTGAACGCTTAGTTGCGATGGGGGTTGGAATTGCTTCTGCGTGTTTCGATGACGCAGCCTATGATGGCACAAATGATGTTGTTGTATCTGCGGAATATCGAGGTGAAAATGCAAGGGCGATTGTGGCAGTCGGTAAAGCGGTTTTATTTATCGAGTTCGGCACAGGCGTGACCTATCCCGATAACCACCCGGAAGCCAGAGATCGCAATATGAAGCGTGGCGAGTACGGTCAAGGTCACGGCAAGCAACAGTCTTGGGGCTATTACGGCGAACCCGGCACGAACGGAGTGCTGAAAGAGAAGAAAAACGGCGGGTTCGTGGTCATCACTCACGGCAACCCTGCCAATATGCCGATGTATGAAACAAAGAAGGAATTGCAGTTCCAGCTTACCCAAATTGCGAAGGAGGTGTTTTCATGATTGATGTGGAGAGTCAAATCTACACGCCGATTGCGGAAGCCCTGAGAGCGCAGTTTCCCGGTATCTTGGTTAGCGGCGAGTATGTCAATGCCCCTACTCGTTTCCCTTATGTGAGCTTGGTGGAGCAGGATAACTACACCACGGAAGCTCACATGGACAGCGGCGATACGGAGAGGTTCGCTACGCTGATGTACGAGGTGAATGTCTACTCCGATAAGGCAGGCGGTAAGAAATCCGTTTGTCGAAAAATCATGAGGTTTGTGGACGATCTCATGTACGCCAAGAATTTCCGGCGTATTTCTCTGTCCCCGGTTCCCAATTTGGAGAACGCAACAATCTACCGTCTGGTTGCCCGATACAAGGCTGAAACGGACGGAACCACTCTTTATAGGAGGTAAATGAAATGGCTATTTCCACCTACAAGGTTTTTCTGATGAAGAAAGCCGACACTGGCGAACAGTGGAGCAAGCTGATCGACATTAAGGAGTTTCCTGATCTCGGCGGCGAACCCGAAATGCTGGAAACCACCACCCTGAGCGACAATATGCAGACCTACATCGCCGGTATCCAGTCCCTCGATGGTCTGTCCTTCACCGCCAACTACACGCTGGCTGATTTCCAGACCCTCAAGGCTTTGGAAGGCAAGAAGGTCAGCTATGCGGTCTGGTTTGGCGGCACGGAGAGCGCCGGTGTGGTCACTCCCGATGGCTCTAACGGTAAGTTCTCCTTTGACGGTGAGCTGTCCGTGTATCCCGTGGGCGGCGGCGTGAACGAAGTGGTGAACATGAACATCACCATCGCACCTTCCACTCCCATCGCTTTCTCCGCAACCTAAGACACCAACAATCGCCGTATTGATAAGGAGGATTTATCATGGCAAAGCAGTTGACAATCAATGACCCTACTACCGGCGTGACCTACACGCTGGAATACACCCGCAAGACCGTTGAAGCGATGGAGAAGAACGGCTTCGTTGCCGCCGATGTGGAGCGCAAGCCTATGACTCTGCTTCCGGCTCTGTTTGCCGGTGCGTTCCTCGCCCATCATCGGTTCGTGAAGCGTGATGTGATCGACAGCATTTACGCTCGTATGAACCACAAGGACGAGCTGATTGCCGCTCTGGTAGAGATGTATAACGACCCCCTGCTGAGTCTGCTGGACGAGCCTGAGCAGGAGGGCAACGAGGGAAACCTGAGCTGGAAGACCGGCTGGTAAGCGACCGATCTTCCAGAAGTGAGGGGGGCGGCGGCGACCATCGCCCCGCTCCCCTTCTCGCTTACACACCGAAGTTTTATGAGGTTTTTCCGTACTATCTTTCCATCGGTATGACCTATGAGCAGTTTTGGGAACAAGATTGCGAATTGGTGAAGTATTACCGAAAGGCGGCGCAGATCAGGCAAGACCTGAGAAATCAAGACGCTTGGCTTCAAGGAGCTTATTTTTACGAAGCGCTTATTGACGCTGCCCCGGTTCTTCGTGCTTTCGCCAAGAAGGGAACCAAGCCCACGCCGTATCGGGAAAGCCCCTATGAGCTGTTCAGTCGGCAGGATAAGAAACAGCAGAAGCAGCTTCAAGAAAAACACGATGACCAAGCCAAGGCATACATGGAAGCCTTTATGGTATCGGTCAATAAGAAATTTCAAGAGAAAGGTGGTGGCGTAAGTGGCTGACAATGTGGAAATTCAGGGGTTGGAGTTTCAGATCGTCAATGACAGTACGCAGGCGGTCACAGGACTTCAAAACCTGATTAACACGCTCAATCGTTTGAAAACCGCTACCAACGGCGGCGCAACGGGTCTGAGCAAGACCGCTCAGGGTATTCGGGAGCTTTCCAATTCTCTGAAAGGCTTGAACAGCGGTGACGCTTCGCAGAAGATCACCCGGCTTACCAATGCGCTGACCGCTCTGAGTCAGGTTGGGAATGTGAAGATTTCTTCCTCCATCGCCAACCAGCTCACGGCAATCAACACCGCTCTCGCTGGCCTGAAATGGACGGACGGTGACAAGCTGACTTCCCTTGCCAACGGCTTACGCCCTCTCTCCGAGTTGGGTAAGGCTAATATGACCACCTTTATCAATCAGCTCTCCAAGTTGCCAAAGGTGATCGAGGATTTGGAAGCGGCGGACATTGACAAGTTCACACAGCAGATGACCGCTCTTGCCGCCGCCATGAAACCTTTTGCCGATGAAATGCAGAAGGTGTCCAACGGCTTCTCGGCGTTCCCGTCCAAAATCCAAAAGCTGATTACCAGCACGGAGAAATATAACGCTTCTGCCCGTAAAGCAACCTCCACTACCGGGAAGTTCACGAGTGGATTGAAAGCGTTGAATGTCGCCGCTGTTGCAATCACTTTCCGTAAAATCGGTCATTTCATCGCACAGGCGGTCACGGAGTCCAACAAGTACCAAGAAGACTTGAACTTGTTCACGGTTGCCTTGGGGCAGTATGCCGCCGAAGCTCAAAACTACGCCGAAAAGGTATCCGATGTTATGGGTATTGACCCGGCACAGTGGCTCCGCAATCAGGGCGTTTTTAACACGCTACTGACCGGCTTCGGTGACACAGCAGAACGAGCGCAACTCATGAGTCAAAACCTGACACAGCTCGGCTACGATATTTCTTCCTTCTTCAATATTTCCATTGAAGACGCAATGCAGAAGTTACAGTCCGGTATTTCCGGCGAGTTGGAACCTCTGCGGCGCTTGGGCTACGATTTGTCGCAGGCACGGTTGGAGCAGACCGCTTTGAACCTTGGTATCAAGGAAAGCGTTGCAAACATGACGCAGGCAGAAAAGGCCGAGCTGAGATACTACGCCATTATGACTCAGGTGACAACCGCTCAGGGCGATATGGCGAGAACGCTGGAAGCTCCCGCAAACCAGCTTCGTATCTTGCAGGCACAGCTTACACAGGCCGCACGAGCGATCGGTAACATCTTCATTCCCGCACTGAACGCAATTCTTCCCTATGCAATCGCTGTTGTTCAGGTCATTCGAGAAATCGCCAATGCCCTTGCCAACCTTGCGGGTTTCAAGTTGACGGAGGTGGACTATTCAGGAGTGAATAGCGCTGCTGTCGGAGCTGGGTCTTTGGCTGATAATCTCGATGACGCTGCCGGTGCCGCCAAGAAGTTGAAGCAGTACACCGCAGGCTTTGACGAGCTGAATGTCTTTGCTCCCAACACGGGAAGCGGTTCCGGGGCGGGTGCTGGTGGCGCAGGCGGATTTGATTTCGATTTGCCCACCTACGATTTCCTTGGCGACGCTGTGCAGACCCGCATTGGTGAAATCAAGAAGATGATTGAGGACACTCTCGCAGAGATCACTACGATTGTTTCCGGCTTTATGCTGGCGGTAGGTGCAATTCTGGTCGTAACCGGCGTGAACATCCCGTTGGGTGTCGGCCTGATGGCAGCGGGTGCAGTCGGCCTTGCGGCTACCGTTGGGCTGAATTGGACTGCTATGAGTAGCGAACTGGCAAGTACGCTGGCTCTCATTACAGGTGTTGTCGGCGGCTTCCTGCTGGCTCTTGGCGCAATTATGGCGTTCTCCGGGGCGAACCTTCCTCTTGGTATCGCTTTGATGGCCTTGGGCGGGGCAAGCCTTGTAACTGCCGCTGTTATCAACTGGCATAACAGTGACCGACACCTCACTGACGCTTTGACCACCTTAACGGGAGTTCTGGCGGGTGCTTCTCTGGCGGTAGGCGCTATGTTGGCCTTTACCGGGGTCGCAACCGGGCTGGGTATTGCGCTGATGGCTGTTGGTGCTGTTACGCTCGTATCTGCCGCAGCTCTGAACTGGAACAGTATCCCGGACGCTCTGGCTTCTCCCTTGTCCAGAGTAGGATTGCTGGTCAGCGGAGCAACCTTGGCACTCGGCGCTATCCTCGCTTTCTCCGGGTGTATGCCCCTCGGTATTGCGCTGATGGCGATTGGTGCTACTTCTCTGGTTTCCGTAATGGCTCTCAACTGGAATGGCCTGAGCGATGAAATCCAGAATGTGATTGCCATTATTACCACGGTCGTATCTGTGGCGTTCCTCGCTATTGGTGCGGCACTGGCGTTCTCCGGGGCGAATATCCCGTTGGGTCTGGCTCTGCTGGCGGCGGGTGCGGTCACAATGGGTACGGCTATCATGCCGAACTGGAATGACCTCTCCGACAATGTTCAGCAGAAGATCAGCATGATTACCACCGTTGTCGGCGGCGCTCTCTTAGCGGTCGGCGCTATCCTTGCTCTGAGCGGAGTCGCCCTTCCTCTCGGTCTTGGCCTGATGGCGGCTGGCGCATTGAGCCTTGGCGCTGTTGCTACCCTGAATTGGGATTTTGTTGTTAATTCCATTAAGAAAGTCGTATCGGTCATCACGGGTATTCTCAGCGGTGCATTGATCGTTCTCGGTGTCCTGCTGTGCCTGAGCGGTGCGGGTGTTGGTCTTGGCCTTGCGGTACTGGCGGCGGGTCTGTCCCTGTCGTATGCGGCATGGACGCTGGACGATAACCCCATTACTCGCTTTGTGCGACAGATGGCAAACTCCATCATTGGACTTGTGAACGGTGTCATTGACGCAATCAATGATATGTTCCACATCCAGTTCAACGGCCTGTCCGTTATGGGTATCACGCTTATTCCGGCGTTTGATATTCGATTGGTGGATATTCCGCATATTCCGTTCTTTGAAGACGGCGGTTTCCCGAACGAAGGACAGCTCTTTATCGCCCGTGAAGCGGGTGCGGAAATGGTCGGTGCGATGGGTCGTAGAACGGCGGTTGCCAACAATGACCAGATCGTTGAGGGTATCTCCGCAGGCGTGTCCATCGCCAACGATGGCGTGATCGCCGCTATCTACGCTCTGCTGAATGTCGTTGAAGAAAAGGATATGTCCGTTGTCATTGGCGACAATGAAATCGGTCATTCCTACGACCGCTACAAGGAGAAGCGTGGTCGGCAAGTATCTACTGGCGTGTTCTCCAATGCTTACTAAGGAGGGTTGAGGAAATGCAAAGTTTCATTACGATCAATGGCACAAAGTTTCCTCAGCCCCGCAGGGGCTTAGAGCTGCTGTCTGCCACTATCGTAGACTCTGCCAGAAATGCCAACGGCGTTGTGGTAGGCCAGAAGGTCGGCAGAGATCAACAGAAGCTCAACAACCTCTTTTGGGGCTACTTGACAGCGGAACAGTGGTCTGCCATGTTGCAGATTTTTGACAAGAACTTCTTTGTGACAGTCACTTATCCCGATATGGTGAACAACCGCTGGACAACCAGAAAGATGTACCCCGGCGACCGCACGGCGACCCCGTACCATCTTGACCCGAACACGGGGCTTCCTGCGGACTACATCAACTGCAAAGTCAACATCATTGACTGCGGCGAACCGTTCTAAGGAGGTGCAGCCGTGAAACAGGTAAGCAACGCTTACAAGCTGTCGATGAAGTCTTTGCTCCGTGAGCAGTCCTTTGTGGAGATCACCTTCTCTCAGGTGGATACAGCGGCGGCAACAGACGGTAATTGGGTCAGCAACGGGGCGCAGAGCTATTCTGAGTTCGACACGCTGGACTACGGATATGATTATCAGGAGTCCTATGCGGCGTTGGAGCTGAACCGGTGGGCGCTGGATGGGAATACGGTCATCGTTCCTTCTTCCGGGACGATGTATGACGGCTTTGTTTCGAGCCACATGAGTAATGCTGAGGGCAAGTTTACCACCCCTGCGGTGCTGACTCGTGCTTTCAGCAATCCTCATACCTTCCCCGGTATCACCCTGACTTTTGACACTCGCTATCGGGAATGGCCTGACACCGTGACGGTTGATTTCTACCTGAATGGGGCGGTACTGGAAAGTCTGACCCTTCCCGTAGAGGGAACAGAAGTGGTCATTGATACGAAGGTCGCTTCTTGTGACAAGATCGTGTTGACGATGGGGAACACCCTCCCGTACCGCCGACCTCGGTTGCAACAGGTTCTCTACGGTGTGCAGAAGAAATTTGGAAATGATGACATTGTTTCCATCAAGGAGTCTCACGATGTAGACCCGCTTTCTCGCAGACTGCCGCAGGAAACCATGCAGTTCGTGCTTTTGGACTACGAACACAATTATGACCCTGATAACCCGAAAGGCATTTATGCCTATCTGGATAAGAAGTCACCGATTTCTCTCCGATACGGTTATATGCTTCCCACGGGCAAGGTCGAGTGGCTGAAAGCGGACAAGTATGTGCTGAACAGCAAACCGAAAGCTGCTAAAAATCAGGCCACCTTTACGGGTACAGGTCTGGTTGGAAGTCTGACCGGAACCTTCTACAAGAGTAAGCTCGGTTCCAAAAACTTCTACGACATGGCTGAGGAAGTGCTTTTGGACGCAGACCTGACGCTGACAGCGCAGGGTACGCACCCGTGGGTGATTGACCCGGCCTTGAAGCAAATGTTCACTACGGCGGCACTTCCCATTGACTCGCACATGAACTGTCTGCAACTGATCGCTCACGCCTGCCGCTGCCGCCTGTTTACAGACGATGACAATATCATTCACATCAAGCCCTTCGGCGTGACTGTGGTTGGTATTTACAGCGGCGTATGGGCGGATAACGGTCATTTGTGGTACAGCGAGTGGGACACTGTTGACCGTGGAAACAAGGTCGGTAACACCTATGCGGCGTTGGAACTGAACCGCTGGACACTGGACGGTGGAGATCAGGTCATTGTCGAAGACACCGACCCCTCCGGTCGAGGGTTTATCAGTGAAGCGATGACTGCGGCAGATGGCACTTATACCACGAAGCCGACCTTCACCAAGACCTTTGATGTTTCTCACGACCTTCCCGTGTTGGCTCTCCGCTTTGATACCCCCTTGGACGAGTACCCCACCTCTATTCAGGTGAAGTATTATGCCGGGACGAAGCTGCTGGACACGCAGACTGTGAAGGGTATTACTTCTGCGGAGGTGTTTGTCAACAGCGAAGCGGCGATTGACTGCACCAAAATTGAGGTGACGATGGACGGTGGCCTGCCGTACCGCCGTATGCGGGTGAGCAAGCTCTACTACCGTGAAACGGACTTCACGCTGGATTTTGACTCGATTGATAAGGACTCACAATCCATCGCAAAAATCGATCAGCTCAAAGCGGTGTCTGTCGCCAAGTATGCGTACACGGCGGCAAATGACACCACCAAACTTTTCGAGGGAACGACCACCGAAACTCAGCTTCATGTCGAGTTCTCTGGTCTTGCACAAGATGTTTCCATCTCTGTTTCTGGCGGCTCGTTGGTATCCTCCAACATTTACGCCAGAGCTGCGGATTTGGTGTTATCCTCCGGCACTAAAACCGTAGTTATTACCGGCAAAACTCTGTCTGAGAACTCGGTGGTCGTTTCCTATCCCGTGGCTCTCGATGGAGAAATCGACAAGGAGGAAAACCCCCTTATCACCAACGATACGATGTGCGCCGCTCTTGCCGATCAGGTCAAAAAGTATCTGCAAATGAGAAACACCTATCAGACAAAGTACCGTGGCAATCCTGAGTTGGAAGTGGGCGATGTGATTGGCTTGCAGACGCTCTATACCGATGAAATGGACGCATTGATCTTGGTGGACGAGATCACATTTAACGGCTCTCTGAGCGGAAAGTTGAAGGTGAAAGGTCTGATATGAGTATTATTGATAATCTCGTCTACGACCGCACACAGGCCGATGTAGACAGGGTTTTTACCCTGAAAAACAAAATCCTCACGGAAGGGCTTTCGAGCCTTTCCGCTGAGGAAAAGACCGAGTACATGGCTGGTATGAAGGGTGCTTACAATTACGGGGACATGAACCGTGTAGGGCAGGCGGTAGCCTATATCGCCAACCGCATGACTTCTCTCCCCGGACAGTTGGCGGCATACCGAGCGGAGAAAGGAGTCGCTGATGACCCGATCTACCAAGTTCCGTATGACCCTTCCTCGGTGGTGGTTGCGGCAAAGACGAATTGGGCGATGGGTGATACGCCCACCCAATCTCTCGTGAAAGCCTACTTGAACAACCTGACGGTTCTCCGAAAGCAGCTCACGCTTCCACCGGACGCACCGCTGGTTCCGAGCAGTCTGGACAATCTCACTTTTTCCACGGCAAACAACATCGAATATCTCCTGTATGTCATCGACACAACGCTGACCGAGGTAGAAACCGAGCTGTATTCCAAGATCGACCGCACGGTGGACGCTTTCGCTTATGTTGGTCTGTATAACTGCGGAGAGTAAGGAGGAAATTTCATGAAAGATACTGTCATTAAGGGCAACGGTAAGTCCCGTTCTATCAAGGCTCCTACCGATATGCCTGCAACCTTCGAGGAATGGCGCACACAGCTTCTCGCCGGAACCGCCACCCTCGACATTGGTCTGAACGCCGCAGGCTGTGATGTGGTCGGCACAGCCATGAGCAAGGCAAATCTGCTATCCGACACCACCAAATCGGCACTGGAACTGAGCGGCAGCGACCCCACGGTGAATGACGCTCTGTATGCTTTGAGCCAGAAGGGTTCTCCCGCCGAGGTGCGTGTCATCGCTGATATAGGCTCGACCGTTACCATGAGTAGGGGTGGCAAAACTCTGACAGGCAAGGTTGCTTCGACCGGCTATGCCACTCTGTACCCGACCGAGCTGGGTGACTGGACTATCGTGTTTACTTACAACGGTTCTCAGAAAACCAAAGTTTACACGCTGGAAGTCATCGGTATCGTGTATGTCTATCCCTTTGTGGTTGGCGCTACGCTGGAAGCTACCTCTTGGGATAACATCGCCGCCGTTTCCAAGTTCGGTCAGGCTCCGAACTACTGGAAGGTCGGTGACAAGAAGAACATTACTGTCAACGGCGTGACCTATGCGGCGCAGATTATCGGCTTTGACCATGACACTCTGACCACCGCAGACGGTAGCCGCACCAAGGCGGGTATTACCTTCCAGTTGGTTGACTGCCTGAAAACCACCTACTCCATGAACGGCTCCAACACCAATGTGAACGGCTGGCGTGGTTCCACTATGCGCACCTCTACAATGGCAACGCTGCTGAACCAGCTTTCCTCCGACCTGAAAAGCGTGTTGAAGTTCGTCAACAAAGTGACCAGCGTGGGTAACAACAGTTCCGGTTTGGAAACCACTTCCGACAAGCTGTTCCTTCTGTCCGAGATCGAAGTCTTTGGTGCTACTCAGTATTCTTACGCTGGTGAGGGTAAGCAATACGAGTATTACACCGCTGGCAACAGCACCATTAAGAAGGTCAATGGTTCTGCGAACTTCTGGTGGGAGCGTTCTCCTCGTTCCGGCGACACCGGCTACTTCTGTGGCGTGTACACCGACGGCTACGCCTACAGTTACAGCGCCAGCAGCTCCTCTGGCGTGTCCTTCGGCTTCTGCGTTTAATCCCCGATTTCATCAACACCAATCCCGCCCCGTCAGGGGCGGTGTAAGAAAGGAATGTTGGCGTGTCAGTCATCAAAGCTATGCGTGGTGAAAGCTCCATGCAGTTCATCGAAACCGCCAGACGGTTAGAGCTTCACGCTTTCTCCGTCTGCACCAAGGCTCCTAAAAGATACGCACCTCTGCTGACAAACCGTATCTTCGAGCTGGCTTCCACGGTTCACGAGGAAGTCCGAGCGGCGAACAACATCTATCCGCACAATCGGCATGAAGCGCAAATGCGGCGAGATCACCTGATTAACGCCAACATCGCCCTTCAAAATCTCAGCCCGAAGCTGACTTTGCTCTATGACGCTATTCTCCAAAACCCTGAAAAGTGTCCGTGGATTGACCACGCCATGAAGGAATTTGGAGAGTACATCACGGACGAAGCACAGCTTATCTCCAAGGTTCGGAAAGCTGACCACGAGAGGTATAAAGACCTCCCTGTGTGAGTTTTTCATTGGGTCAAGCCCTGTAATTGTTACCGTTTCTGCGAACAACTGGTGGGAGCGTTCTCCTAATTCCGGCAACACCAACAACTTCTGTAATGTGAACAACAACGGCAACGCCAACAATAACAACGCCAGCAACTCCAATGGCGTGTCCTTCGGACTCTGCAACTTCGCATAGGTCAGTCATAGTAACCCCTTTGGGCGAAATCAGTACCTTTTGCAGAGGGAGGGCTTGTTCCCGGCTACCAAGCCAAAACACCCCGCCCGATGTAGTCAGCCGGACGCTTCTTGCATGGTGAGCGATTGTACGGTAGCTCATTTCATGGCTGGTACTACAAGCAGTTAGAACCCGTACCCGACAATAAGACTGTACGGAGGGGAACATTTTATGACAAGTGAAGAACGGAGAGAAGCCCGTTATCAGCGCAGAAAAGCCAAACGAGACGAAGCTCGTCTGCGGCGAAGCAAAGAATGTGGTGATTTCGATGAAGTCTTTTCGTTCAGACACCTTTACCTTTCCGGGAAGAAATGCTGTAAGGGTGTCTACTGGAAAAACTCAACTCAGCGGTATATCGGCAATATCATTCCGATCATCGCAAAGACCCATCGGGAACTTCAAAACGGAACCTTCAAGCACCGTGGTTTTCACGCTTTCACCATCATGGAGCGAGGGAAGAAGCGGTATATCCGATCAGTCCATATCACGGAACGAGCGGTTCAAAAGTGTCTGTGTGACTACTGCTTGGTTCCCATTTATTCGGCCTGTTTCATCTATGACAACTCAGCCAGCTTGAAGCACCGAGGTATGGACTTCGCCCTGCGCCGTATGACCTGTTACCTTCAACGGCATTACAGGAAGTACGGTCTGGAAGGAGGGGTTCTGCTTTACGATTTTCACAGCTTCTTTGACTCAGCTCCACATGAGCCGCTGTTCCGTGAAGCCGACCGCAGACTTCATGACCCGAAAATCAGGGAGCTTGCGAACAGCTTTATTACGGACTTCGGTTCTGTGGGCTTGGGTCTTGGCAGTCAGGTGTCTCAGACGAACGCCCTCATGCTTCCCAATATGATTGACCACTATTTCAAAGAGGTCTGCCGTATCAAAGCCTATGAGCGATACATGGACGATGGTGTGGCAATCAGCCCTGACATTGATGACCTGTATCTCTGTATGGACGGGTTAAAGATTATCTGCGAGAAGTGCGGTCTGGAACTGAACTTGAAGAAGACAAGGGTTATTCCCCTGAGAGATTATTACCGCTGGTTGAAAACGAGGTTCATCATCACACCGACCGGAAAGGTTGTTCGGAAGATGAACAAGGACTCAACAAAAATCGTTCGACACAAGCTCAGGGCTTTCCGAGGAAAGCTCGACCGGGGCGAAATGACCTTGGCTGACATTCGGTGTTCCGTGGACTCCTACAACGGTCACATGAAGCGAGGTCACAGCTTCAAGGTGCGGCAGCGCACCAATCAGTATTTCAAATCATTGTACGGGTTCTACCCGGACGAGAAAGGTTGGAAAAGCCATGTATAAAATCATCAAGAAGGACGCAGTTCTCGGCATTGTGAGCAATCTAACTTGGGTATGTATGCAGGAAAACGGCTGCTACGGCCTGACGGTCGAGGACAATGCACAGGGTATTGCCTTGAACGGCACCGTGTACCATGTCAACGGACACCCCGAACTGGACGGTGCTGAAACGGTTTCGGTCGAAGAAGTGGACGATGGCGTTTACGCTTCCAGTCTGACCGCTCTGCTGACTGACCCGAACGACCTCCGTAATTCTGAGCAGTTCCGCAAGGCTGTTCAGATGTTCGCCAAAAGCCTTGACGAAGACTCTGCGATGGTGGTTGCAACCATCTATGACCCCTATCAGGTCGGTCATGCCTATGCTGTTGGTGATTATTTCACCTACGGTGTGAACGGTGTAGGCGACCCGCAGCTCTACAAGGTAGTACAGGCGCACACTTCCCAAGCAGATTGGAAGCCTGACGCACTTCCCGCTCTCTACACTCCGATTGGCCTGACCCCCTCCGGCTACCCTGTGTGGACTCAGCCCACAGGCGCTCATGACGCTTACAACAAGGGTGACATTGTGAGTTACAACGACAAGCTGTACCGCAGTCTGATTGACGGAAATGTGTATTCCCCGGACGCTTATCCTGCTGGCTGGGAAGAATACACCGATAAATAAAAGGGGGGGGGCAGGACATGAGTGACGCAATTCTGGTCGCTATTATTACGGGTGGTCTGAGCCTGCTTGGTATCATCTACTCGTCCGGCAAGTCTGCCAGCAAGGTTGACGCAAAACTGGACAAGCAGCAGGCGGTCATCGAAACCAAGTTGAACGAACTGACCCGTGAAGTGCGGGAACACAACAATTTTGCAAGGCGTGTACCTGTGGTTGAAGAACAGATCAAGGTTATCAACCACCGTATCGAGGACTTGGAGGGCTTTCACAAGCCTGCATGACCCGAAAGTAAGGTGATAAAGGTGAGTAATCGGGTCAAAATCCCTATAACTTTCTCTTAGTATGCGTGTATAAGAGGGAGTTTATAGGAAAAACGCCCGATTACTCACCTAACTCACCTAAATTAAAAATTGGAGGTAAAAATTATGCTCGAAACCATTTTGCACAACCTGACGAACATTGGCTGGGCGATGCTGATTTTTCTGTGTGCCTACCTCTCCAATGTATCTTTTTCTCTGTATTACAACATCAAAATCCTGCTGGAACCGTTCAGCAAGGAAAAGCTGATAAACTCAGGCTTGAAGATCGCCGCTTTTGTCTGCGGTCTGACCCTGCTGTGTGTGGCTATTACCACGCTGCCGCTGTTTGCGGATATGGTCGGGTGGGAAATTCCGGCTGAGTATGTGGATATTTTCAGCAATTTGGTGATTATTGGTGCGGTACTTATGGTGTCCTGTAAGTACATCACAGAAGCATTTACGAAGTTCAAGGCCATTTTGGACGCTACCAAGGAGGACAAGAGCTATGATGAAATCAAGTGAACTGGTCGCCAAGGTCGTTGATATTGCCAAGCACTACAAGACCTTGTATGTCATGGGGTGCTTTGGTGCGCCGCTGACCGACACAAACAAGTCTCGATATATCAAGAACCACCCCTACAACATGGCGGCAGCTCGTACCTCTATGATTATGGCGGCGACCCCTGACACCTTTGGCTTTGACTGCGTGAACCTTATCAAAGCCGTTCTGTGGGGCTGGACTGGTGATAAAACCAAGTCTTACGGCGGCGCAAAATACGCTACCAACGGCGTACCTGACGAGGGCGCTGACACCATGATTAAGAGGTGCAAGGACGCTACTGCTTCCGGGTGGGACAAAGTTGACCCCGGCGAAGTGGTGTGGACTACGGGACACATCGGCGTGTATATCGGAAACGGTCTGGCAGTTGAGTGTTCCCCCCGTTGGGCGAACAATGTGCAGATCACCGCTGTCGGTAATATCGGGAAGAAGAACGGGTACAATACCCGTATGTGGAAGAAGCACGGACACCTCCCCTATGTGACCTACGACAAAACCGTGACTCCCGCACAGCCCGAAACGGTCAAGCCCGTTCCTACCACCGAGGTCAAGGCGAAGGGTGTTGCTCGGTCTTTCAATAAGGCTGTGGCAGGCACTTACACCGTGACCGCTGGCGCTGGCCTGAATGTCCGTGACGCTGCCGGGACGGACAGTAAAGTGCTGGTGACAATCCCCAAGGGAACCACCGTCAAGAACTACGGCTATTACACCGTTGTAAACGGCGTTAAATGGCTCTATGTGGCTTTCTCGTACAAGAGGGTAAATTATACTGGCTTCGTGCATGAACGCTTCCTGAGCCGCTGAGAGGGCTTCCTATGGGTGGTAAACGAGTGCAATCTAAGCCGAAGAAGAAAAGAATGAGAAAGCGCACGAAGTTCACGATCTTGTCCATCTTCAATCTGACTTGGTACGCCGTTGTGGTTCTGATTTTGAACGCCTGCGGTCACACAGTTGACACAGAATTGACGGTCGGCTGGTTTGCGGCTTGGACTGCCGAACTTGCCATTCTGTACGGTATTAAGGTCAAGTCAAAAGAAACCTCAGACGAGGACGCTCAGGGGTGAGAAAATGCAAGTGCTGAAAGAAATCACGCTCGACAAGGTTATCAATCTCTATGAGGGTCAAGTCGTTCACGACAAAAAGCAGCTCATTGAATGGGACGATCATCGCCGTACTCCACTCTATGAGCTGAAAGAACGAACGCTGGCTCAAGACAAGATAATCTTGGGTGCGCTGAAATGCGCCAGAGCGAACGGGTATTCCGGCGAAGAATAAAAGAAGACACTCCCTACCGATTAAGGTAAGGAGTGTCTTTTGGTTTGAACGAACACCGTTCCCCACACAATGTAGGGTTCGGATATGCGCTCAATGGTAC